CCGGCAGTTCTACTATCCGCCGGCCGTTGAGGGAGTCGAGGTCGGCTTTGATTGGTCATTCCTTCAGCCCACGACAACCCTCGACACGACGGCCGACGACGCAGACCAGGATATGCCGGATGATTTCGGCCGTGTTCTGGGGAATCTGAGCTTCGAGCCTGACGAGTGTGTATCTCCAGTGGTGCAGATCGGCGTAGGGCGAATCTTGGCTTTCCGCCAGCAGACTGACAGCACCAGTGTCCCGCGGTATTTCGCGATCAACAACAAGACGACCGCCGGAACCGACGGCCAGCGGTTTGAAATCATGTTTCACCCGACACCGGACGACGCCTATACCCTTGCGTACCGATACGAGGCTTTCGTTTCCAAGCTCTCGGCGGCGGCACCGTATCCTCTTGGCGGAATGAAGTACGCCGAGGTTCTCACCGAGAGTTGCCTCGCCGTGGCCGAACAGCGAGCCGACGGAGAGCGCGGCATTCATTGGGAGAGTTTCGTTCGCCTGCTAGCAGCGGCGATCGCTCAAGACCGAAAAGGGGGGGCGCGGTACTTCGGCCCGATGGGAGAACAGAGCGAGCAATCGCCGGTTCCTCGTCGGTCCTGGGGCTCGAATTATCCTGTAACCTACGACGGAGTGACATGGTAATGACTTGGATATCAGGCGGTCTGTTGGCGCTCGGTGGGGGCGCCGTAATCGGGTTCTGGGGATGGATCGCCGTTCAGGTAGTCGGGCAGCGGGGGAAGCTGCTAGAGCTCGAAGCTCGGCTAAACGCGCATGAAACTCATTGCGGAGAGCGTCTTGAGTGGATACGAGCCATGGACGAAACGCTGAAGGCTGTTCATACAAGCGTTGCCGTAATCGAAGCCAAGGTGACAGGTGAATAAGCCTTATATCCCGCGATGCGGTGATGTTGGTTTCGCCGGCTACGAGGGCGGTATTGTTCCCGCGTCGATCGGGTACTACTCGACTGGCAAGGGCGAGAGTGCGACCAAAGCTCACCATCAGTTTCAGGTATTGCGGTACGAACGTATCATCCAGGCGTTGACGCGCACGGGTGTCATCGTGGAACTGTGGCCGGCAACCAAGGAGCGGATTGAGGACCATAAGGGGGCTCATTACATCATCTTCCGGCCGCCACAAATGAACTGGAGGAAGATGGATGCGATCGACGATGCCGCCGAGAAGATCAAGGGACGGTTCTACGGGTTCTTGGAGATCCCGCTACAGGCCATGGATGGGCGACTCCGCAAGATGGGGTTGCTATCAGAGAAACGATCGTTCTTCGCGTATCTCGGGGCGCTGTTCCCGTGGACGATGATTTGCTCGGGGGTGGGGAACTACTGCCTGGGAAAAGCCTGGCTGATGCCGAAGTGTTCGGCGTATTGGCCTCCTGATGGGACGTTCGACGCGGTTGTCCGTCTCGGGTGGGAGGTTGTGTGCGTGGACGAAGGAGGGGAAGTCTATTGGGGGCTCAACACAGAGAAAGGGGTGATCGAATAAGAATGAAGCTGACAGAGTTCGGGAAAGGTATGTTGGTGGCGTTTCTTCTGGCGCTGATTGCGCTGTCGTTTGCCGGATGCGCGTCGAGCGGTGTGTCGTTCGACGCCAACGCCATGATGCAGCAGTATTACGCTCAGGGGCGAACGTATAAGCCGATCAGCCTGGTCGGAGTGAACGACCTGCACATCAGCGGCACGAACATGAGCCTGGTCATGGAGTCAACGCTTCAACCGCTGTCGATCAGATCGCAAGACCCAGGTGTGGCCGGCAAGACCATTGATGCTGTTTCATCCGTGCTGAAGCTCGGGCTCGGGGCGTACTTCGCCAACGAGGGGCTTCAGGCTTTGTCCACAACGAGAGATCCGCTGGTAGTCCGACCGGAGATCGTGACTGTAACACCCGCGCCATAGAGGTACGGGGCAGAAACGTAGAAACGCAGAAAGAGAAACGAGGAGAACGTCATGGGAACGCCATTAAATCTACATTCAGCAAACGGGGTGATCGCGAGGGCGCCGGGTATCGGGCAACTGATTGCCTCGGGGCAGACGGTTCCGGCAGACGGGGGCGAAGGCTACGCCGGCGGGTGTGTGTTCATTCATACGGACGGCGGAGTAGGAACGGTGCTCTATCAGAACGAGGGTTCCAATACGAGTTGCGACTTCAACGCGATCGCGGCCATGACAGCGGCGCAGGAAGCCCTGGTTGGTGCGACGGCGGGAACGGCGACGGCGAGCAAGGCTGTGATCCTTGACGCAAACGCGGCTGTGGATGCGGTGAAGACTGCCGCACTCAGCATCGGTGTGTCAGGGGTCGAGGTTGCTGTCACATCTACGCCAGCGGAGTTGAATCAACTCGACGGGGCGATCTTGGCCGACATGACGCCGGGAACCGGGGTCTCGACGGGGACAGGAACGGTCTGCGAGCATCGCGTCACGAAGATCGGCGGTTTGTTCAAGACTGAGATTCTTCTCGACCTCACTGGCTTGAATGACGGCGGGACGGCCGCTGACATCATTGGTAAGGATGGCGGGACGGTCAACTCTCATATCGGGCAGATCCTCGCCGCCGTGAACGGGACCATTATCGCTGGTCGAATCTTGTGCATCGAGGTTCCTGCTGGCGGTAATGTAGATGTAGACCTCTTCCACGCTGACGGTGGTGTGGGCGCACAGGACGCCAACATTGATACGGCCGACACCGGAAGCGCAGTTCAGCTTCTCAACCACGGGGATTGGGCGGCAGGGGAGATCGGAATTCTCACAGCCTTCCCGCCTACCACCGAGTATCTCTACCTCGCTTGCGGGGTGAATACGGGCGCCGACTATACGGGCGGAATCTTCCTGATCGAGTTGTGGGGCGTGTAAGAGGTAGAAACGTGGCAACGCGGACCAAGCTGAACATTCAGTTTCCTCTCGGGGGGTTGAATCGCCGGGCAGCATACCGGCAACAACCCCCCTATGCCACGGCTGATTGCATGAACGTCCGGCCCTTTCGCAACACCACAAGGAGTAGTATGGAGAGAAGACTGTGTTCGATCATGTTGTCCGAGAAATTGTAGAGATTGGAGATCCACCATCATGAAGATAAAAACTGAGCAGTTGGTTGCGGCAAAGAAGGCGATTGAGAAGCTGTTTGCGCTGGAAGGCCTTTCGGCCGCAAAAGCGTTCGAGATTGTCGGCATGGGCAAGCGTATCATCGACGCATTGGCGTTGTACGAGAAGACGCGCCAGCAGTTGATCGTGCGTCTCGGCTCGCCGGTTCTCGGTGAAGACGGTAAGGACACGAAGCAGATACAGGTCAAACCCGAAAACACGGATGAGTTTGTCAAGCAACTGAATGCTCTCCATGAAGAGACGGTTGACCTCGAATCCGAGTGCGTGGAGATCCCCGGCGACCTCCAGGGGTTGACGGTGATTGACCTGATCGCTCTTGATGGGATGGTGGCTGTCGCTGCAGCCTAGAAAGGTATTTTCGTGGCAACACTGAAGAAACTACGCATACAGTTTCCTCTCGGGGGGTTGAATCGCCGGGCAGCATACCGGCAACAGCCCCCCTATGCCACTGCTGACTGCATGAATGTCCGGCCCTTTGCTAGCATCGAGGGCCGGGAACGTGGCGGCAGCCGGCCGGGGCTTACACGTTCTCACGATGAGCAACTCGGGAACGGTCCCGTGCGTATGCTCACGCAAATGACGCTGGCTCTTGACGACGACTTCACTCACTTTTCCGACACATTCAACGGTACGTCGCTTTCTTCTGCATGGAGCACCGCGGCATGGGTGAGTGACCCCCCTTCCGTGACAAGCGATATGATGGCGTCTATTGATACCTCCGTTGACGAGGGGGCTGCCGTTCTCGATGCTCTTTCGATCGACTCGACGCAGGCGTACCAGGTTGAAGTGTTCATAGCGCCCTATCTTGCCGATCATCACGGCAAGTTCCGGGTGTACGCCAGGATGGACAACACGACCCCGGACGTGGAAACGGAGGGGATCGTAGCGGAACTGGTCATGGAGGACGCTACGGGGGCATACGACGGCACCCTAACGGCTTATATTGCCGGAACGCCTACAGAATACGCTTTCACGGCCGGAACGCATAGCGCCCCGCAAGCCGGATGGTTCAAGGTGCTCATCGTTGGAAACAACGTGAAGTGCTACTGGCGCGGTACGCTGGTCATCAATCAGGACGTCGCCGCGCAGACCGGGCTCCGTGTTGGTTTCGGGATGGATTGCACCCAGGCCGGCGGGATCTGCTTGGTTGACGTGTTCCGGACTCAGTATTACTCAACGGTCAGCATCGACCAAAACCGTTCCCTTTTGATAGCAAGCGCCGACGGGGATCTCTACAAAGAGACCCCATACGGCACAATGACCGTCATTACCGCCGATGCCGACCTGAATGAAGTCCAGTTGCAGGCCGTTCAGAGCGGTCAGAAGCTCTACATTGCCGATTACGGGGACGTGCGGGACACCGATACTGACGGTAGCGTGAGCGGAACATCGTTCGATGCGACGGGCGTAGCAGACTGGACAGCGCTTGGGATCGACAAAGACAGTGACGTTATTGTGATCTCCGACGGGGCAGGCACGGCCACGGACGGCACTTATCGCATTGACTCGATCGCTGCCGGTGCTATCACGCTCACCGCGGCCGCGGGGACAGGCGCTTGCTCGTATCGGATCGAGCGAGCCCCCAAGGTCTACGATCCAAGTGCCGATACGCTGATTGTGCTCGATGCGACCGCCGGCCAGGTTCCTACTGGCAATCCGCTGATAGCACACTACCTGGATCGGATCGTCCTGGGCGGCGGGGAGATCGCGCCTCACGCCTGGTATATGAGCAGGCAAGGCACCGAGACCGATTGGGACTACGCGCAGACGGATGCACAGAGAGCCGTGGCCGGTACTGCCAGTGACGCCGGGCTCCCCGGGCAACCGCTGACGGCGCTCGTGCCGCATTCCGATGATTACCTGATTATCGCGTGTCGTGATTCGATCTGGCGACTCCGCGGGGATCCGGCCTACGGCGGGGCAATGGACGCTTTGAGTCGCACGATCGGTATTGTCGGACGGAATGCGTGGTGCCTGGGACCGTCCGGAGAACTGGTGTTCCTGAGTCTCGACGGGATCTACATACTGGCCCCTGACGGCAACTCGAAGCCGGTTCCCGTGTCCCGCGAGATCCTCCCGGGTGAATTACTCAACATCGACCCCGAGACGACGACAATCAGCATGATTTACGACGTGAAGGACCGGGGCGTTCACATCTACCTGACTCCGGACAACTCCAACGATCGTACTCACTGGTGGATGGACTGGACGCGAAAGACCTTCTGGCCTGTCAGCTTGCAGAGCGATCATGAGCCCTACTCCGGGTGTGCTGTGCAATCCACGGCAATCGAAGAGTCAGGTGTTGTCCTGGGGGGGCGTGACGGGTACTTGAGGCGATACTATACCTTTGTAGCGACCGATGAAGGTACAGATGTCGAATCGTACGCCAAGTGTGGCCCGATTGCGCTCGGTGACGAGATCAATGTCGGCGTGTTGCGCGAGATCGTGGCGGTCATGGCTCGGGACAGTGGTGACGTGACATGGAGTGTGATCGTGGCAAACTCGGCCGAGGGGGTGCTATCAGGAAGTGCTAGCGCCACTGGAACGTGGGTAGCTGGTTTGAATAACACCGTCAGGCCTGGCGGCCGCGGCATGGCATTCGTGCTCAAGCTCGAAGGCAGCGGTTCTTCGTGGTGGGCTGTTGAGAGGATTACTGCTATCAGACGATCGGCAGGAAAGTTGAGATTACGATGACGGCCACATTGCGAGTTCCGAATCCTGACGTTCCGGAAGAGGTCAGGCGCGGGTTCCAGGATATCCACAAGTTGCCCGGTTCCGATATTACGGCCGCTGATATTGTCAACTATAACACAGCTTACGGGTGGGGTGATCATGCCGTCGAGAGCTACCTTAAGAACATCGTCGAGGACGTAACTCCGCAGCTTGGCGCGAATCTCGATGGGCAAGCGTTTGATATCACGACGACAGGAACGGTCTCGGCAGAGCATTTGATATCAACCGATGACGCTACTATTTACGATACGTTGACGGTTGGATCTCTCTTGGTTTGGCCTGATGTCTTAGGAACCGGCACGGATGGAAGCATCAGCGTCATGGCGGAAGGGGGTATGAACTATCTCGTACTTTCGTCGAACGACGCTGGCACGAGCGACATTCATTCAGTAGAGCAGCTTTATTTCAGAAGTGGTGACAATGATTTTTCGTTCATGCACAACCTCTACACCGGAGCTTATCTACGGATCAATGTTGATAATACTTACTCGCAGATACAAGAGAAGAACAGCATTGTAGACTTCACGAGGCCGCTTTCCGTAGAACCTTGGTTCCGCATTGATCTGAGTGGCGCCAATCCAGTGCTTACATCCACGTCGGGCACCATAGGATTCGACGACGAGGATCTCACCACGACAGGAATCATTCAAGGCACCTCCATCACAGACGGCACAGCCACACTCACAGGCGGCGCATTGACAGCCTTGGGTACTCTTGGAATGGCAACGGTTGTTAATGTCACGGATATTGTTGATGAAGACAATATGGTTTCGGATTCCAACCAGAATCTTTGCACCCAACAGAGCATTAAGAAATACGTCGATGATGCAATAGACGGGCTAAGCGCAGACTACTTGGATATCGACGGCGGCAACGCAGATCGACATATTGACATTGGAGCGTGGAATTTTTCAGCGGCAAATATCAATATCGCTCCCACTAAGTACCTAAACTTTGATAATGCAGCTATACATGAAGCTTTTGGCGTCCTAATCCTTGATGCCTTTACTGACATCCGACTTGCTCCCTTAACAGATAATGGGTTTGTAAAGACTGGTGGGGGAGATGGTACGTTATCGGTGGATACCAATACTTATCTCCAAGACCTTGTCGAAGATCTCTCCCCTCAGTTAGGCGCGAACCTTGACGGTCAGGCTTTTGACTTTACGACGACAGGTGAGATACATCTTTTGGCTGATGCTTCCAAGCTCTACTTTGGCGGGGCTGATGACTACACTATAGAGTGGGATGGAGCAGATGCAGTTCATACTGTTGTTGCTGGTGGTTTTGCGTTCATGGGTGGGCGTTTTGGAATTGGAACCACTACTCCTGATGCTTTAGTACATATTACAGCGGGTTCTGAAGATTCTTACGACATAGTTTTCAATCCAGAAAATGGTGTCATAGATGAAACTCACGCTTTTGCGTTTAGGACGGATGCCACGGCAGGGTACATCGACGCAAGAAAGGGATTAGTCTACTCCTATAATACGAGAGATTTAGCTGGTGGAAGAAACTTGGTTTTCAGGGAAGGTAAAGATGCTCCCGTCACAGTAATGACTCTGCGGGGTGGGGACAACATTGATGTACTTTTTGGTGTAGACGCAAGAATTGATGGAGACAGCAGAAAGCTTCACTTCGGCTTGGCTAGTGATGCTTACTTTGAGTATAACGGTGTGGACTTCAACCTCGTCACCGACGTTGTTGCCGCTTCTGACTTCGTGGTGGATTGCGGAGCCAACAAGACCATCGAGCTTGCCGAAGTCGTGTGGAAAGACATAAATGTCGGAGCTGCACAATTAAGCAGACCTGCTGCAAGCCAACCAAGTGAAGGCAATTTTATTGATGAAGCGGGAGCAGACACAGGAATAACAACTTTAGCATATTCGATTGGAGACAAAGCGTCAGGAAGCTTTGAACTACAACACGATTACAAAAACGGTTCAGACCTTACTTTCCATGTCCACTGGGAAGGGATAGTAGTTCCAGACTTAATTGAATATGTGCAGTGGAGATTAACGTATACTCTTATGAGGGATGGATCAACATTAGATGCAGTAACAACATTCGACAGTCCCGACGCAGGAATAGATTTGCGATACAAAGCAATTCGATCAGATTTTGCAGCAATCACAGGAACAAATTATTTAATTGGCGACCAGTTCTTATTTACGCTTGAAAGAGTTTCAGCCACAGGCGATGATTACCCCGGAGACGCATTAGTGGCAACAATCGGCGTACACTACCAAGTTGATACGATGGGATCGAGACAGATATTGGTGAAGTAAGGA